TGGCCTCTGACCAGCACTTTTACCAGTGTGATAGACATCACAGAAATAAAACGGGAAATGCGTTAAATTTCCTGCCTTAGTATATAGTAGGGGAGCAAAGCGGGGAAGACCTTTGCGACCCGAACGGTTGCCTCTTACGAGGCCCCTAGGCCGAGTACTGACTTACCCCTCAGTTCGCTGTAGCTCCTTCGGGCGTCAAGCCCGAACCGCAGCGGTGCCTTTTAGTCGGGTGAGGTCTATCTAATACTAGATCCGCTAAATTACTCAGCCCGCTAAATAAAATCACTTCCGGCCCAGCCGGTCCTAGGAGACTAATGGCTGAGAACTCAGCAGACATCGCCAAGAGAATTATCCTCGGCGCTGTAGCAGAAGGTATGACGGTTGAGGCGGCTACTGCCTCTGCTGGCAAGTCCATTAAGACTTATGAGTATTACCGCCGCACAGATAAGATATTTGCAGATAAGGTAGATCGAACCCGCCTAGGTCTCAAGGATAAACAGTTCGCCTCTGGCGATGCTCACGACCTGACCTTCGCAGAGTTCCGCCAGAACTTTCTCCATAGCAAGACCTTCCCCCATCAGCAGAACATCGTAGATGTCATCGAAGGCAGAGAACCTGGGTGGCTACACCCCAGTATGAAGTTTGAGCCAGGACTTGCAGCAAACCGCGTCCTGATAAATATCCCGCCAAACCACGCCAAGTCCATCACGATCACTGTGGACTACGTCACTTGGCAGGTATGTAGGAATCCTAACTTTAGAGTTCTTATTGTATCCCAGACGCAGCAACTAGCTGCCGACTTTCTCTACGCCATCAAGCAACGTCTGACGCACCCAATGTATGCAGATCTTCAGAGCGCTTATGCTGCTGGCGTAGGGTTTAATTCCAAGTCTGCTTCGTGGCAGGCAACCCGTGTCACCTTTGGTGATGAACTCCGTGAGTCATCTGAAAAGGACCCGAACATTGAAGCCGTCGGTATCGGCGGTCAGATCTACGGTAAGCGTGCCGATATGATTATCGTAGACGATGCTGTGACCTTAAAGAACGCCAATGAGTTTGAGAAGCAGATTCGCTGGTTGACCCAGGACGTGCGATCCCGTCTTAACCCTACGGGTAAGTTGATTGTTATTGGAACCCGCGTGGCCTCTGTGGATCTATACCGCGAGCTACGCTCTGAGGACCGCTACCCTGGTGGTCAAGTTCCTTGGAAGTATCTAGCGATGCCGGCCCTTCTTACAGCCGATGAAGATCCCGACAAGTGGGAAACCTTATGGCCTTTCTCTGACGCTCCTTTTGATGGACAGTTAGAATCTGACAAGAACGAAGACGGCCTATACCCACGCTGGTCTGGACGTAACCTTTACAATGAGCGTCAGGCTATGGACGCGAGTACGTGGGCGCTGGTATATCAACAGCAGGACGTTTCTGAAAACGCTGCCTTTGATCCTGTATGTGTCAAGGGATCTATTGACGGTATGCGTAAGTCAGGACCTTTAATTTCAGGTCACCCAGGACATCCGCGAGACTTAAACGGCTTTACTTATATTTGCGGTCTTGATCCTGCAATGATTGGCGATACCGCAGCTATCTGCTACGCCATTGACCGATCAACTAGCAAGAGGTACATAGTAGATGCTATCAAGATTAGCCGCCCGTCTCCAGCCGATATCCGTAATCTTATTTTTGATTGGACATCCCTCTACTCTCCCTCAGAGTGGATCGTCGAAAAAAACGCCTTCCAATCCTTCTTAACCCAAGATGAAGGTATCCGTATGCACTTAGCATCACGCGGAGTGCAGTTTAAGGAACACCACACAGGTTCTAACAAGTGGGATGCCGGATTTGGTGTGGCATCTATGTCTACCCTCTTTGGTACTAAGCAGTTTGATGGCAAGCACCATCGAGATAATTTAATACATTTGCCATCAGATCAGACTGAGAATGTCAAGGCTTTGATTGAGCAGTTGATTACCTGGACTCCAACGACTAAGGGTAAGACCGATATGGTGATGGCTCTTTGGTTCTGCGAGATCCGAGCACGCGAGATGCTCAACTACGGCAAGTATGCCACCCATCATATGAAGAATCCATTCCTATCTCGCCAAGAGTTAGGCAAGCGAACAGTCATCAACTTAGAAGAAGCGTTCGCAGAACAAAACAAAATGAGAGTAATCTAAGGAGATAGAAATGCCAAAGAAAGAATCAAAGGTTAAGATTACTGGAAAAGCCAGCACAAGTGGCGGAGCCGGTGCTAACTATGGAAAATCAATGAAGTTTAATGCTTTTGGTCAGCCAATGACAGTAAAAGATGCACCAGCTAAGCCTGGAAAGAAAGCATCATCAAAGTATTCACCAGCACCTATGTCTAATAAGAAGAAGGAAACAACTCGCCGTGCATCAGAAAAGAAGCAGGCTGTTACAAATATTAAAAAGGATCTTACTAAGATTTCAGGCGTTGCTGGTAAAGTTGCAGGTAAAGCAGCAGGGCTAGCCAAGGCAAAGGTCAAGGCAGACATTAAGGTTGCTAAGAAAGTTTCTAACGTAGCAGGCAAGGTTGCAGGCAAGGCAGTAGGAGCAGCAAAGTCAAAGGTTAAAGCTGATATTAAGGCCGCTAAGACAGTTGCTGGTTTTGCTGCAAAGACAGCAATGTCACCAGTAACCGGAGCTAAAACAGTTGCTCGTTTTGTTGCAAAGCAAGCAATGCCTCCATCTAGTAATCCAATTCTAAAAGGTGCAAAAGCAGCAGGTAAGGCTATTGCTGGCGATCCACTAAAGAATCTTATTAAAGCTAAAAAAGCCAAGAAGAAGTAATTTTACCAACCAAGGAGAATAGATATGGCACCAAAGAAGTTGAGCAAGCCAAAGGGAGCCTTCCCAAAGGTTGGCGGTGTTGGTGGAGTTAAGTTTACTGGTTCATCAAAGATGGACAAGTTTCAAAACTTTGCAATGAGCACTGACGAAACAACAGAGACACGCAAGGATAGATTTGAAAATCCTTCTCGTCTTTATGCAGCAGCCCGTAAGTTAGGTATTCCTGAAAAAGCAATAAAGAAGCAGATTGATGATATGGCAAAGTACCAAGCAAAATATGGTGCTGGCGTTGAGAAGAAGACTTCCAAGATGGATATGGAAGATATGATGCGACGCTCTAAGGCTAATGCTGCTGCTAAGAAGAAAGCAACAGTAAAGAAGTCAGCAACTGCAAGTTCAAAGGCTGGAAGCGCTAAGAAGGCTTCTGAATTGCGTAAGCCATTTGTTCCCGCTCAACCACAACGTCGTAAAGCCGATGCACCAAAGGCAAGAAAAATGGGTTCTGCCGGAAAACTCAAGCCAATGCTTGATTCAAAGAAACTTAAGCCAAAGAAGTAGTTTTACCCCACGTTATTAGGAGTTACATTGTTATCAGTCAAAGAAGTTGACGCGAAGTTATCGCGCCTGCGTACGCGCTCAGCAGCGCGTGACCAGCGTATGCGCGATGTGCTTTCGGTACGTCAAGGAGATATCTCAAAGGTATTTCCTTCGATGTTCTCAGAGGACTATCCAAAGCCTCTCGTTGCCAACTTCATTGACGTAGCAGCACGCGATCTAGCAGAAGCTATGGCACCACTGCCATCCTTTAACTGCTCAGCAACCAATATGGTTTCTGATACAGCACGTAAGGCTGCAGATACTCGTACACGTATTGCAAACTTCTATACTTCAAACTCTGATCTACAACTACAGATGTACACAGCAGCCGATTGGTATAACACCTACGGTATGTGTATCGGTATGGTTGAGATGGATTATGATGATAACAATCCTCGCCTTCGTATGCTCAACCCATTTGGTGTTTATCCAGAATTAGATCGTTATGGCAGAACCTTATCTGTTACTCAGGTTATTGTTACAGATGCTGAATCCCTTGCATCACAATATCCAGAGTTTTACGAGCAGATTCTAGGTCGTAACCAGTATCAATTATCTTCTCCTTATGTATCAATGGTCCGATATCACGATAAAGATCAGGATTTGCTATACCTACCTGAGCGTAAGAACTTAGTTCTATCCTCAACACCAAACATTCTTGGTAAGTGTATGGCACGTACTGTTATGCGTTCCTCCTTAGATGGCGAAGCACGTGGTCAGTTTGATGATGTACTCTCAGTCCAACTGGCTCGTGCTCGCTTTGCTATCTTGCAAATCCAAGCTGCTGAAAAGTCTATCCAAGCACCTATTGCTATCCCACAAGATGTGCAAGAGTTGGCACTTGGACCAGATGCAATTATGCGTTCTGCTAATCCACAAGGCATCCGTCGTGTACCACTAGAACTACCACCTGGAGTCTTTACAGAATCAGGTGTACTAGAGCGTGAACTTCGTCTTGGTGCTCGCTACCCAGAGTCTCGTTCAGGTGAAATGAGTGCCTCTGTTATTACAGGTCGTGGCGTACAAGCTCTACAGGCAGGTTTTGATACACAGATCAAGGCAGCACAAGCACAGTTTGCTCGACTATTTACAGAACTTATCTCACTCTGCTTTGAAGCAGATGAGAAAGTATTCGGCGGTATCCCAAAAACTATTAAGGGATCTGACGATGGAACACCATATGTACTCAAGTACATCCCATCACGCGATATCAAGGGTGAATATGGCGTAGATGTCCGTTACGGAATTATGTCTGGTATGGATCCTAACCGTGCCATTATTGCTTTGCTACAAATGCGTTCAGATAAACTCGTCTCACGCGACTATGTACGTCGTGAGATTCCTATGGATCTTAACGTTACACAAGAGGAGCAACGTGTTGACATTGAAGAAATGCGCGATTCTTTGCGGATTGCTGTTGCTCAGTATGCACAGTCAATACCTGCTCTCGCGGCGCAAGGCCAAGACCCTTCAGAGATTATCAGCCGTATCGCTGCTGTTATCCAAGGTCGCCAAAAGGGACAAGCGCTAGAAAACATTATCGAAAAGGCATTTACGCCAGAACAAGCACCAGCACCAACCCCAGAGATGCCACCTATGGCACCAGGTATGGAGCAACAGATTCCAGCAGCAGGTGCGGCCCCCGCCCCTGCCTCGCAGCAACCTACACAAACACAAGCTGGTTCGGCCCCTGCTGCTGGTCAACGTCCGGATATAGCACAACTACTCGCTGGTATTACCGGCGCAGCATAAGTGAGGGAGGTGTAAATATGAATAAGGGATCACGCGCTAAGGCGCCAATGGCAATGCCTGTAGAAGGCAAGAAGGATACTTCTAAGCCAAAAGGCGGCAAGGTTTTTTTCGGAATGATGGCAAAAGCTCGCAAAGGAACATCAGTAAAAAAAGGTTAATTATTTTGGCGGAAGGTGTGTAGGACGATGGACAATAATAGAATACGTCGTCCTATACGCTCTTCTGATTTTGTAGTAATACTTACAGAAACTATGTTTAACTTATCGCAGGTAGCATCAGGATTTTTTGAATCATTATATGAATTAAGTATTTACCATTCTAACCACAAGACTGAAACCAATCAGGCGTGGGAAAAGATGGCGCAAGACCTAGAGACTTTAGAGGAGGACCGATGACAACAGCACCAATGAATCCATTGGCTGGCCCAGCAGGTCCTGGCAAGTATTCCACACGTACAGATAATTTAGAGATGGGTTCCATTGCATACGGCGAAGGCGTCGAGACACAGGCTATTAAGTCTGGTGCTCCACTAAGCAAAACAGCAGATGCAGTATCAGCACCACGAGATAGAGTACGTCCAGACCAAACACCAGTTACTGGTTTATATGAACCAACACAACGTCCAGAAGAACCTGTAACAGCAGGTATTGATATGGGTGCAGGCCCTGGATCTAGCGCACTTATGATGCAATCAAAGTTTGCAGAACGCAAACTATCAGATATTCTCGCTGAGATGATTCCTTTTGACAATACAGGTGAAGTTGCTATCCTTTATCAGAACGCTCTAGCGCGAGGTAACTAATGGCTGATAATATTTCATCAGCAGCCTATGCAGCTAAGTTGGCGGCAGAAGATAGAAAAAGGGTTGAGGCTTACAGTAAGTCCCTTAAGGCCCACAAACAACTCACTTCTCTTCCTAATGATCTAGCCCAACAGCAGTATGCTAAATATACACCTACACAACAGGCTTCATTAAAGCAACAATATGGCACTGAAACTCCAGTTGAAAAACCGGATGAAGGTTGGCTATCTACTGCTTGGAACTATACTGGTGGAGCTGTAGTTGATCTGTTAGGTAAAGGTCTTGCAGGACTTCAGAATGTTTCAGATTTTTCTACACGCCTTGCTCGTACTGTTTTAGTTGCAGGAGATCAAAAGGTAAATCTTAACGAGGCTTGGGATATAGCCAACGATAAAGGTGACAAAGTATTTAGCCCAGGTCGTATTGAACGTGCTAAGGAACTATTTGATCCTACTGCTGTTGATATCGCTATACGTATTGCATCGGGTGAAGATCAAGGTAGAATTATTGCTGAGGCTACACCTCAGCAACTTAAGTATCTTAAACTTTACGATAAGACCCAAGGTACAAAGGAAGAACAAGATCTCTTTCAAGATACAATGGATGCTGTTCAAGCAGCTAAGTACTCACCTGGTCGTTTCATAGCAAACCTATTTATTCCTGAGAAATACGAAGGATCTGGATTTTTCTACAAGGCAGTATCAGGAGCAGTAGATGCTGCATATCGAATCTTTGCTGATCCACTTATTGTTGGTGGTAAAGTAAAGAAACTATATGATATTTCTAAGTATTCAGTAGAAGTTATTGCAGGTAGCGCAGCACGTGATGGTGTTGCATTTGCAAAATACTTCGATCAGCCTAAGACTGCTACATTCTGGAATGAATACGGCGCTAAACTTAAAGCCTATCGCAAAGCCGATGAAGTACAAGATACTGTAACCAAAGCTCGTCTTATTGAAGAGATGAAGACTCTTGCCCCTGAGTTTGGCCCAGCAGTTATTCAAACATTTAATAAGGCGGCAGAGCCTATTGAAGACGTTCTTACCGCCAAAGCATTTTTTTCCAATGCAAAACAAATGGATGAGATGATTACGGGCGCAGGTGGTCGTCGCCGCATTATTGCGCCACGTATGACAGAGGCTCGCAAACTTAGAGTTGCCACTTTGACTACGGCTAATAGAATATTTAACATTGATAAAGTAGGACCGGCTCTTGTTAACGCATCATTCTTTGGTGAAGATGCAACAGATGCTGGTATCTATAAGGCCATCACAGAAGGCCGTGAACAAATCGTAGAGACAGTAGACGCTCTTAATAAGACCAAGAAAGTTGGCGTAGCGCGTTTTTCTACAGCAGATATTGGTGTC